TGCCAAGCTCCGATCCGGACATTAAGATACGCGGCTCCCGCGGGGTGTAGCTCAGCCTGGTAGAGCGCTACGTTCGGGACGTAGAAGTCGCAGGTTCAAATCCTGTCTCCCCGACCAAGAAAAGCCTTGAAATAACAGGCATTTACGAGAACCCGGCCATCGCGCCGGGTTTTTCGTTTGCAGTTACGTCCTGCAAGTGTCCTGCAAATCACCGGGCACAAAAAACCCCGCCACGCATCACGCGGGCAGGGTTCGCACGTCCTTCGACCACTGGGCGGAGCAACCCGTCGGTGCGCCCATTCTAGATCATCACGAACAGGTTGTCCGGGGCAACTACGGGAGCCGGCGCAACGCCCGCTGCACCCACAGCCATGGCAAGCGCCTGCAACCCGTCGATACGCCCCGTGGCCTTGGCCTTGTCCAGCTTTCGGGAGCCGCTGGGGTCTTTCGTCACCACGGCGTTAGCGGCGCACATGGTCAACACCGGGTGCAGGGCGTGCGCAATGCGCCCGTTCAACAACTCGGCTTCCAGCGAGTCCAGCGCCGGGGACATGTCCTTGAATCCCTGCCCCCACGGGACCAACGGCAACTCGACGCCCAGCCGTTCCAGTTCCTTCTTGAACACGTCGATGCGCCAGCGGTCGAACGCCACCGCGTGCAGGTCCACGTCGGCCACGATATCCACGATGTCCGCCGCAACGTGCGCGTAATCCACCGTTGCGCCCGGCGTGGTGCGCAGGAAGCCCTGCCGGTGCCACGCGTCATAGGGTGCACGATCGCGGGCGGCACGATCCCGCAGCCCTTCCGATGGCGTCCAGAAATACGGGCGCACGTTGCGCGCCCGGTCGTAGAGAACGAACGCGGTCAGGTCGGTGCGGGCCGCCAGGTCTAGGCCGCCGAACACCGGGCCGTCGAAGTCGCCCGGCTCCCCGCCGCATGCCTTCCAGACGTTCGGCGACACGAACGGCGACACCACGCTCACCCGTTGATTGAGGATCAGGTTACGGAACGTGTTTTCGACGCTCGGCATGCGCGCCGCTTGTGCCGCCTGTTCCCGCAGGTCGTCCAGCGAACGGAACATACCTAGCGCCGGGTTCGCCGCGCGCCATGCGCCCTCGTCGTCCAGTTCGCAACCCTCGGCCGCGGAGTACCGCCGCGACACGATGCGCGGGTCTGCGCTGCGGTCGGCATCGTCCAGCCACACACTGAACAGGTCGGCGTCGCCGGCCGCTTGCGTGCTGGTCGCGATCAACAGCGGTTCCGCGTGCGCACCCTGCGAGGTGGTGATCGCGTCCACGAAGTCCGAATGCGGCCCGCGCACCTGCCCGATTTCATCCAGGATCGCCAGCACCGGGGACAAGCCGTGCGCGGTCTTGCCGTCCGCCGCCAGCGCCTTGTACTCGGTGTTGAGCGGCAACCCCAGCAACCGTTTGCCCGATGGCACGATGCGCACCAGTTCCGACAGGCGCGGGGATAGCTGCACCATCTTGGCGGCAAGGTTGAACACCAGCGCGGCCTGATCCCGGGACATCGCGCCGGACACGATTTGCGCGTTGCGCTTGGCTTCCGGGCCGACCAGGTGCACCAGCAGCAGCGCGGCAATCAAGCCCGTCTTGCCGTTCTTGCGCGCGATGGACAGGAATGCCCGCCGCGTGCCGGCCGGGTTGTCGTAAATCGCGCGGATGAACTCGCGCTGGAACTCGGCCAGTTTCATCGGTTGCCCGACGTGCGCACCGTCCGGGATCAGGCAATAGCGTTCAATGAAACTGATAACGCGCCCGGCTCGACTCATTGCAGCAACCCCGGGATCAGCCCATCGTCATCATGTGCCCGCGTCGCCGTGCGCGACTGGCGTTCAAGGTTCAAGGCGTTGCCACCATCACGCGCGCGGCCCTCGGTAGCCTCGGGGTGAACGTGCAGGACACGGGCCAGAGATATCGCACGCCGGCCCGCCGCTTCTAGCAGCTTGTGCGCCGGGTGAACCTTGCCCTTCACCACGTCACCCTCTTTCGCGATCAGCGCGCGGAAGCGCTCGATGTCGGCGAACATCCGGCAAAGCTCGACGGCGTTCGTCAGGTCCAGTTCGTTCCAGCGATCCCGGGCACGATTGGCGACCACGCGCGCCCAGAACTTGCGCGCCTCAACCGGGAACGCGACGCCCGCCGGCGGCTTCAACTCGCCCGCCTGCACGTTTGCCATGGCCTTCAATGCGGCCGCTGCGCTATCGCTGCGACGTTGCCGAGTCCTTTGTGAACTAATCGGTTTAGTTATCTTGGACATAGCGATAAACCAAAGGGGAAGAGGCGGTCTATAAACGATTACGCTCCGCGTGATTTATTCCAGTGGTGGGCCGGGTCGGCGGGCCATCCATCGACGTTGCAACCGGGAACGTTGACGCGTAATCCATAACGCTCGCGGCCCGTCTTGTGCGAATGGCACGCATGGCACAACGGTTGAAGGTTGCTCGCGTCGTTGTTGCCAGGATTACCGTCCGCATGGTCCACGTCGGTCGCCACGGCCACGACACCGCGCGCCTTGCAATGACGGCACAACGGTTCCCGCCGTAACACGCTCGCGCGCATCGTGCGCCAGCGCTGCGAGTTGAGCGGGATCGTGCGGCGCGGGTCGGCGTCGCGTCCGCTGGGCCGGGTCTTACGACGCATCGACGTGTCCCAGTGGCGGCAGGTTTTCCAGTCGGCGCACTTCGTCAACCGTCATCCACCCGGCGTTGATCGCCGATGCGTAGAACGCAGCGCGCGCCTCGGGGTTGCCACGCAACAAACCTTCCACGGAATGCTCGGCGTGATAACGGCGGCGGGCAATCGGGCCGAGCAACTGGCGCGACACTTCCGCTTCCCACATCGACAGCCAGCGTTGCAGCGAGTAGCGCACGAACTGCGAGCCCAGTTCGATCACGTTGGTGTACGTGCCATGTGACAAGTCTTGGATCAGCGTCGGCGGCACCCGGAAGATGCGCGCGACATCCTCAACGGCCATTTTCTGCGCAGCGACCCACTGCATATCCTCCAGCGGAATCGTCACCGGCTTGTACTGCACGCCGAATAGCAGCAGCGGGGTCTTGCCCGCGTTGCCCGTACCTACGTGCCGATTGTTCCAGTTCGCGGCCAGCCGCTCCATTTGTTCGTTGCTAATCATGCGATCCGCTGGCGCTTCCAGTACGCCGGCCGGGAACACGCCATTGCGGAACACGGCGGCACCATGTTCCCGCTGCGCCAGTGCCAGGCCGAGCTGGTCGCGTGCCACGGCAATGCGCGATCGGCCGACGATCGATCCTGCGTCGGTGCGGTCGGCAAGGTGGAACACTTCATGGTCCAGCAGGCGCGACACCTTGCCGTCGTCGTCCGTGTAGTCGTACACGTACCGACCGGAAGGCAGGCGCAGCACGCTTACGCTGCGCGGGTCCATCGGGTGCAGGGCCACCAGTTCGCCCGCGCCGTTGGTTTCGATCCGCGCGTAGGCGTTGCCGTGCAGCAGGACCGCCGCCGTCATCGACTCACGGAACGCCAGTCCGGACTGTGCATCGTTCGGCTGGCGCAGCACGCGGGCAAGCGGGTGGTCGTCGGCCCGCACGCGCACGCCATCGTCGCCGCGCTGGTACACGTGGAACGGCAGGCACGCGGTGGACTCGGCCAGCGCTTGCACGCATGCGAACACGGCGGAAATGGACTCGGCGGTGCGCACGTCCACGAACGGCCCGGCGGCACTTGCCGCGCCCTGATTGACCAGCGCCGACCACGACGGATCAGCGGCGCGACGCTCGCGACGTTTGAACAGGTTCATCAGCAAGTCTCCAGCCAGTTGCGCAACAGGGCCAGCGAGTCATGCCCGGCCGGCTGGCGGTTGCGCAGGGAAACGGTAGTCGTCGGGTACGCCGGCCATGCCTGCACGATGGATACTTCGTGCAGTTCCACGTCGTGCAGCGTGCGCAAATCGCCCTCCCAACTATCGCGCACCACGTTGAACCCGAACGACACGCCGCCCAGGTCACCACGCGCGGCCAGTGCGCGCAGGTCGTTGCCGGTGGTGGTGTCGGGCAGCGTGAGGCGGTACTCCAGCCCTTCGGCGGTCTCGCGCAGTTGCAACGTGCCCGTGCTGGTGCGACCCAGCACGCGCGCCGGGTCGTGGTCGGCCAGCGCCAGCACGTCGGTGCCCGCCGACAGCGAGCGGGTAAACGCACCGGGGGCGATGCGTTCGCGGAAATCGGCGATGCGGGTCTCGGCGTTGAATGGAGCGGCCACCCCGTAGAGTGACCGCCCATCCACGCTGGAGCCGCTGGCGAATCGCAGTTCCAGCCCGTCCATGTCAGCCACCCTCGGACGCAGTGCAGACCGCGAACGCTTCCTCGTGACGCACGGCCACGTCCACGGTGGAGAACGCCCGGACCAGCACGCCGCCGCGACGATATGGCGCTTCTGCGTAGGGGTTGACCAGCAGTTCCACCACGCCCCACTGACCGACCAGCACCTGCGACCAGTCGCCCAGGATGGCCGTGTCGGCGGGCGCCGCGTTGCTGGCCGCTGCCGGCAGGTCGCCGATGCTGGTGGCGGTGGCGATGTAGTCCGCGCCCGCGCTGGCCGATTTCAGCACCTTGCGCAGGCCGGTCAGCACGGCGGTGCTGGTGTACCAGCCGGAGGGCGAGACGTTCGCACCACGAAGCAACTGTTCGACGTCCAGTACGTCGGCCCATGCGGCCGGAATGTCGGCGGTCTGCACGCCGGCGCGGCCGATGATGCCCTGCGGCTGGCCGGCAGCGCCCGACCCCGCCACGATGGCCGCGTCCACCGCCGACGCGATGGCGAACGACAGGTCATCGCGCACCAGCGATTCGATAGCCGGCGCGGACTGCTGGATCAGTTGGCGGCTCATTTCCGTGATCCCGCCGACATGCTTCGGCGACAGCGTGACGTCGGAGAACGCCATGTTCGACTCGGACAGGTCGCTGCCCTCGGCCACCCAGCCCGCCGACAGGCCCGCGCCATGCTTCGGGATGGACACGTTGCCGACCAGACCGGACAGCGTGCGAACGCCCAGCGACTTCACCAGCAGCGACGCGCGCAGCGGGCCGATGAACTGATCCGCCCGGTGATCGGTGCCGACCAGATCGGCGGCGCTGGTGGTGGTGTTCGCGCGGGTCTCGAACGCCGACAGCGGCACGAGAATGCCACCGTGCGAGGGCGCACCGTGCCGGCGCTGCAACTCGGCGTGCAGTTCGGCGGCGGCACCGGTCAGGCTGCGACCTTCCATCTGCGTCCGGAGCGTGCCCAGCAGGCTACAGCGCGATTCCAGCGCCTCCATGGTGTCCCGGCCGGGCTCGACGGTGCGCGCGTCGCTACGGCGTTCCTGCTCGTCCAGAAACGATGCACGGGTTTCCTGCGCTTCCAGGTCGGCAATTTCCGCCTTGAGCGCGTCGAACTTGGCCGACTCGTCGGCGGTCAGCGAACGCTTTGCGGTCTCGGCGGTGGCGATGATCGAACGCGCTTCGGCGACCTTGGCGGCGCGCAGTTCGCGAATTTCGTTGAGCTTGGGCATGGTTAATTCCTCCGGGGGTGGTTAATTGGACTGTCCCGGTTAGAAATTGAACCAAAATAAATCGACGCCGGAAAAATATCTTTCAGCACAGATAATCGTAATCGATTACGGTTTTCCGACGATGACCATGGTTGGAAAATTTCCGCCGATAATTTTCCAACGATCACGGTGGAAATTTCCGACGATGGTTGAAATTTTCCCCGCCCTCGCGCGTGCGCGCACGATCCCCTGTCTTAGCTGTCCGAGTGTCTTTTTGTCCGACCCACTATCAAGACAATAAGACACTCGGACAGCTTTTTCGTGTGTGGGCACATTCAGACGGCACCCGGGGGAGGAACTATCGGCGGCGGGGCCGGAAGATCGTCAGTATCAGCATTCAACAAATATTGTCCGTGACGTGACCGATAAATTTCCCCACGCTGCGCCATACGTGCGAGCCGCCGGGTCAGGGTCGGCAATTTCACTTCTCCGCCCATGGCGGCATGAATCTCCCGGGGCGACCCCATGCCAATCGTCGCCAGCACCTTCAGAACGGCTTGGCTCTCGTTGGTGCGGCTTACCTCGTCAGCATGACCGAGACACGCCCAGAAACCCGTCTGTGCGTTCCTGGTAAGGGCAAGCTCCACCGGGTTCTCGATGTCGCGCCCGTCTACGTGCAACACGGAATAATCGTCGCCCATGGCACGCTTTGGTTTTTGCAGCGTCAGAATGTTGTCCACGGAACCCGTTAGACCCTGCGTACCACTGACGGTGTCCATTGGATCGTCCGCGGCTTGTTTGCGGGTATGCGACACCAGAATGATCGCGACGTTGAATTCCCGGCATAATGGCTTGAACATCGCGCCGACCTCATAATCATGGGCATAGGCTGATTTACGCCCGGGGCCGGTATTGCGGAACGTGCTCATGGTATCGACCGCAACAAGACGACAATCAGGATTTTTCGTCAGATATTCCCGGATCGCCGCCACGCCTTCCTCGGCCTTGTCCCATTCAACGGCGTAATCCAGCCGCCCTAGATCGACGTTCAACGACAAGCCTCGATCCATCTGCAATTTTTGCAACCTGCGCTGCATGCGCTGGTGCTTATCCTCAAGAGCCAGATACAGGGCGCGGCCCTGTATCTCCGGCGGCCTGTCGTTCCACAGTGCGCAACCGGTCGCGATGGCGAACGCCCATTGCAACACCAGAAACGACTTGCCCGACTTCGGCGCGCCCGCGAGGATGGTCACGCCTTCGGGTACAAGGTCACGGATGGCCCACTGCACCGGCTTGAACCGCTTGCCCATCAGGTCGCCCGCGTTGTGGATGCGTCCCGTGCTACGCGGCGCTGCGTTCGCTACCGGCATGCGCGCATCGGGCACCACCAACACCAGCGGTTCGCGCTGTCCCGCCGTCAACTGACGATCCAGCGTGGCGCGATCGTGCTCAGGGTCGGCCCACGTCGCAAGGATCGGCTCGACGGCTTGCACGACGGCAGCGCGATCGAGCCGACGAGCGGCTACGTAGCCACCCAGCTTGAACGCACGGCGCGCGAGTAGGTCGTTACGCTGTCCCGGCGCAGCGCGGGCAAGGTCGGTGACGATGTGCTCAAGGTCCGCCTCAGCAACGCGGCAGGCCAATGGATGCGCAGGACCGACAGGAGTAGCCACCGGCACAGTTGCAACGGTGATACCCGGACGCGGGACAACGGGCGCACCGTGGAATCGCCAGAACGTCGCCCCGGCGGGGGCCAGATACAACGGCTGTTCGGGCCTGTCAGTAGCCGGATCGAACTCTATGCCGAGTTGCCCGCGCAGCCACGCGCTTGTGGCGATCACGCTGGCACGGTCGGCGGGAGCCGCCATCTCCACAAACACACGAACACAAGGTGCGGTGTTCGTATGGCTGGCCGTGGTGTGAGCGAGTGCCGAGTAACCCGCCAGCTTCATCAGCAGGTCAGCGATTACCTCCGGGGTGGCCAGGTCCAGGTCCAGCGCCAGCCAGCGCCGGGGCAACGCGTGCGCTTTGTCCCGCGTACCAGCGACAGGCCCGCACACATAGGCCGGCCCCTTGCCGGGGTTAAGCTCGGCCTGCAACGCATCGCAGAACTGGCCGAAGTCGGCGGCCGTGCATTGTTGCGGCTGATTGTCAGTGATAACGGACCCGCGCGAGTAACTGATTTCGGTCATAGGTCGTCTCGCATGTACGGGCCCAATGCGAGCCAGAATGATTCCCCAAGGTCGCTATCGTCTTTCCCATCCCATTCGAGCATGCATACTAGGTGCATGGCGGAAGCCATCTTGACCGCCGGGTGCGTGCGGTATTCCGGGCGAATGCGTTCAGCGATTTCCTTTCGCGTCCGAAGCATGGCGTCGGCCATCGTCATCGGTGATACATGGGCATAATTGGTTACGATGTACGTCACCAGTTCAGGCGGGACAAGCCACTGCAGTTCCGATTCGCAAATCATGACTGCACTCCGTTTTTGTATGCATTGACGAACGACAGGAATGCGTCCCGGCCCACGTCGTAATCGATATGACCCGTGGGGGCCTGCTTCCAGCGCACCACCGCCATCGCCGCCGCCCGCAGCAAATAGGGTGCTTCGCCTTCACCCTTCCACTTGGAATGCATCAGGGTCAAACCGTCGGCAGTGTGGATATGGCCGTCTAAAAGATATCGGTTGGCGTTCGGGTAGGCGCGCTTGATTTCGGCAATATCGGCGTCAGTCAAAATTGATTTCATTACGGCCTCCTAAAGGCTGGCTGTTTATTGAGTTCGCCGAGCGCAGCGCGGGCTGCCCAACGCTGCGAGCGCGAGCGGTTGTGCCAGCGGTGAATCTCCAGCACCAGCAAGGCGGGGTGGCTGCCGTACCGATTGGCCGCGACGGTGAGCGCCCGCCGTATATCGGCCTCGGTGGTGCTCATGCGCAGATACACGCGGTCCAGCGGATTCGGTGCCGACAGCAGATCGACAGCCGTGCGGAACTGCGCGGCATGCTGTCGTTGCTCAAGGGTTCGTGCACGTTCGATGACCCCGCGCAGGTGGTCACACGCGGTGCGAAGGTCGGCGTTCATGGTCACGCCTCGCGGGGTCGGTAGACCACAGGGCGGCCCGCGTCCGACTGCTCCCGCAGGAACGTCAGCCATGCCTGCACGTCGCTGCTGGTTGCGTAGCGGCGGCGCCCCACCAGCATGGTGCGTAGGTGCCCGGCATTGATCGCCGCGTAGATCGTAGGGCGGCCTTGCTTGCTGGCATTAACGATATCGTTGATGGCCAGCAGCGGATCAAGCGTTGCGGTTTTCATGTTTCACCTCACTTGGTACGCGACGTTGCGCCGCGTTTCGTGAGATGAATTAAATATGCCGGCGCCCTGACGGCGCGCCGCGTTCTGTCAACTATTTTTCACGATGCGTTGGCGAATCGTGTTCACGCTCTCGCCCTTTTTAGCGATCCGCTGCGCGACGCCTATAGCGCTCAACGTCGGGTTTTTCTGCCACTGCGCATCGGCGAGTTTTTGCCACTTCGCGCGCTTGGCGTCAGCAACCCGCGACTTGTCGGCGTTGGCTTTGTCACCCTTGTCAACGGATTTTCGACCGGCGCGAATTTGCCGCTTCTCGTCGGCACCGGCCCGGAGGAAATTCGCCCGCTCCCATGCGGCACGCGCTGCCCAGCCCGCCGCCACTTCGTTGCCCTTGGCAAACAAGCGCTGCGACTCGCGCAAGTATGCGTGCCCCGTGTCGATGTGCTCCGGCAGTAAGCCAGCGGCGCGGGCCGTCTCTAGCATAGCCTCGACCCGATCAGGATTGACCTTCCAGTTAAGCATCATGCGCCGCCATAGAACGTCACTCATTTCCCGCCTCCCAACAGCGCCACAGCATCCGCCAGCTTGCCCGGGGCAAGGTGCGCGTAACGAAGCGTCATTTTGATATCTGCATGGCCCAGCAGTTCGCGCACGGTGTTCAAGTCCACGCCGGCCATGACCAGCTTGCTGGCGAACGTGTGCCGCAGGTCGTGGAAATTGAAGTCGGCCAGCTTCGCAGTGGTGACGATGCCGTCCCATGCCTTGTTGATGTTCGTGAGGCGGGCACCAGCAGCACCCGGGAACACCAGCCCTTCCCCGTCACCCTGTTTCTTCCAGCGCTTCAACACGTTCAGCGCTTCGACATTCAACGGTATGTGCCGGGTCTTCCCGGACTTCGCATTGCCCGCCTCCACCGTGACCAGCTTGCCGGCAAGGTTGACGCTGCGCCAGTCCAGCCCGAACAGTTCGCCGCGTCGCATGCCGGTATTCAGCGCCACCAGCACCATGGGCATAACGTGGTCGGTGAAACCGTTGGCGGGCCACATGGGCCGACCTTCACCATAGCCACGTTGCGCGCACCACGCGTTGCCACTGACTCGGTGCTTGCGGCGTTCGTCCTCGCGCGCCTGCAACGCCTCACGCAGGCGGGTTTCCTCGTCCTTGCCGTGCTGCCCTAAGTACCGCACGCGTGCGTTGTCTGCCTTGCGACGCTTCACCGTGCGCAACGGGTGTTCGGCCACGAACCCCCATTCGACCGCGCAGGAATACACCTTGCGGATGCGGTCAAGGTCGCGATTGATCGTGGATGGTGCCCGCCCTGCCCTCGCCCGCTTCGTCTTGAAGCGCTCGATGTCCAGCGCCACGACGTTGCGTAACTCGCGGTCGTACAGGTCGGCGAAACATGCGTCCAGCGCGTCCACCGTGGCTTGCCCGTTCTTTTGGTTCGCCAGCGCCCACGGCGTGAACTCGTCGCGCACGAAGTCACCCAACGTTATCGGTTTCTCGGCTGCGGGCTTGCGAGCCTCCACGACGGCCACGGGTGCGCCGTGTTCGGCGACCTCTCCAAGTTCCCGCCGTGCGGTTTCCCTCGCACCGTCCAGCGTCATAACGGGATAGGCACCGATAACGCGCTCTTGTCCCCGCCCCCAAGTGATCGCCCACACCTTCGCGCCGGTGGGCGTCACGCGCAGCAGCAACCCGGGCACGGTTGCGTCGCGTAGTCGGTACAGCTTGCCGGTGACCCTGGCGGCATTGATGGCCTTCAAGGTGAGCGGCTCGCGGGTAATGCGTGGCATGTCGTTTCCTCCGATTTTGTAGGACGTCCTGCAAGCGTCCTGCAAAATGAAGGATAACAGGTTGTAACGCGATGTAACGCATGCATGTAAATCAATCACTTATGTCGTAAGTCATTGATACAAAACCCCTATAAATCTCGTTCGGGACGTAGAAGTCGCATGTTCAAATCCTGTCTCCCCGACCAAGACAAAACCTGGATCCACCGGTTCCAGGTAACGAAAAAGCCGCCTTCCCGGGCGGCTTTTTCGTTGCCAAGCTGGCGAAACGCTACCGGCGTCAGGACTTCGAAGCCGCCGCATTCGGCATCAGGCCGAAGCGCAGCATCACCAGTTGCCCGTTCGCGCCGCAACCGGCCTCCGCACCCACCGGCCCCTTGTCGAACTGCATCGGGACCAGCAC